TTGCCCATACATCCCTCTGATGTCTTCCGGTGTTGTTCTTGATCCGGCTACATTCGAGCCAGTTGTAAGCTTTATGACGAGATATGGCTACGTCGAATTGACGAATACGGCCTCGAGTCTTGGAAACGCCGGTGACTACTTGGGTGAGATTGCCGTTTCAAATCTTTCATTCACTTAAGTCAAGTAAAGAAAATCTTTTACTTACGTGTTACTTTAAGTAATACTTGAGTACAAGAAACAAGATTAGGGGAGCATTCGTGCTCCCCTTTTTTGTTGACAATTCCATCCCCTGTGTGTATAATATATAATCGCCTGCATTAGAATGATAAATACAACATGAAACACATAATATACAAAACGACACACGTCAATGGGAAGTACTATATTGGAAGACATAGCACGGACAATATTGACGATGGATATATCGGATCGGGACTATGGCCCAGATCAATCAAGGACAAGTCCACCTTGACGCGAGAGATACTTGAAGAGGCGAACACCGAGGACGAGTTGATCAAACTAGAGGAACGGTATCTATCTGAGCATTATGGCAAGCCAAACTGTATGAACATGAATGCGGCGAGTACTGGAGCACCCGTGGGTGATCAAAATCCCATGAAACGACCAGAAATAGCCGCAAAAATATCTGGTGATAACCATTGGGTCAATCAACATCCAGAACGACGACAAGAATTAGTAGATACACAAAATCGTTTGGTAGCAAATGGAACACATAACTTGGCAGGAGACTCCAACCCACAACATAAACCTGAAAACAAAAAGGCAACGGGTAAACGCACCACCGAGCGCAACCTAACCAATAACCCAATTCATGGCAGCAAACATCCATGGCTACATGGAAAATCTCCTAATGCTAATGGGGAATCGAATAAGAAATTAGTTGAAGCCGGTACACATAATTTTCTAGGGCCAGAGCACAATCGTCGGATGATCGCTGAAGGAAAGAATCCTTGGGTAGGTAGTTCTGCTAATGAAAAGATGTTGGCTGCGGGTACACACCCATCACAGCAAAAGAAAACATGTGAACACTGTGGAAAAGAAACGAGCACAGCCATGCACAAGAGATGGCACGGTGAGAAATGCAAACAACGTTGATGCGCGAAGCATGGTCCCGTCGTCGTAATGGTTAAGTACGGCATATGGTCTCCCCGAAACATAAAACACAATCAAGGCTTTGGCCCTCATTGGTGGTTGGGCGGTCTGATACCAACGCCGCCACTATTTTCGACCCGTGCCCAAGCAAATAACTTTATATCGGTGGTGACATCCAATAACAATGTCTATAAATTGCACCCTAAACAATACGTACCAAAGAAAGAACTCAAGAATGGTTAAGTACGGCATCTGGTGTAAAGGACAAAGCGGTCGTCCCGCTGTATGGTGGAATGAATGGTATTGTAATGGGGTGGAAGATAAGCCAGATGATGCGAAGTTGTTCGCCACTCGTGCTAAATCACAAGAGTATTGTGACCATGTGTCGGCAGAGCATCCGGATATCATGTACAGGGTCAAGCAATGGGTACCTAAGAATCATGGTTAAGTATGGAATAATGGTTCGGTCTGTAATAGGCCACCGAACAATTGTAAAATGGTATGCTGATGGTCTGCAGGGGAGTGTCCGGTTGTTAAAAACACGTGAAGCTGCAGAAGTTGTGGCTATAGAATGTCGAGAATATGCACCTTCTGTCAATTATGAAGTGAAACAGTTCGTGCCTAAAAACGAAGACACATACATAGCTGGCGTTCATGGTTAAGTACGGCATACGGGTACAATATCTTGAAAATCCTTTGGTTGTTGATCAATGGTACTTGACAGGTTACCCTGATATGGTTATGTTATTCAATACACGTGCGCAAGCAGGGGCACATTGTATTAAATTGCAGAAAGAATGGCTCACTGTGAAATACACGGTCAAGCAATGGGTTCCCAAGAAAGAAAAGTTGAATCCATCGGGGAGAGATTTATGGTAAAGTACGGCTTTCAGTATTATCATCCCACGATGTATAAATGGTTTTGGCACCGTGTCGATCACAAGAATGGTACATCTGTTCCATTATGGAGAACCCGTGAACGTGCCAATGATGCATTAGTACGTCGGGGGTGGTCTTATAAAAATGGTGATACCCAATGGAGAATTCATCAATGGGTTCCGAAGAAATGCAGGACGATCATATAGATGATTAAGTACGGTATATGGTGTGAGTTCAAAAACAAGGTCAAGCGAGATCGCAATGGGTTTTGGATATTCACCACAATACCACATGGCTATCCGCAGGGGCATAACACCCGAGAGCAAGCAACCGCACATATGAACCGGTGTGTCCATTTATCGACCACTCGATTGCGTGTCAAGCAGATTATCATGAAGAATTTTATCGATTCAGATGAGATGTTCTGAGTATCATGAGGGTGCGTTCAACGTCGGTCTCACATAATACATCCAACCACTGGCGATATGATAGTCTGAAACCGTGTAGATAATATCTACATGGTGTATTTTCATTAACCCATATTACGGATGGTCCGTCTATACGATGATATCCAACGTCTTGCACATGATATCGCACCATGCCGTGGGTGTGTAATTGGCGTCCATTTTTAAGTCCCGGATTTTCCCGCAAACATCGGGCGAGTTTATATAGGTCTACTGGTGATGCTTTCATGATATAATGGACTTTCTATGGGAGTACGTCAGTATCAGGATTGTTTTCATTTCTGGTGTAATATGAGGTAACGTGAGGTATTCTCTGAACGAATATTGCAAGCCGTGTATAAACCACATAATGTCACCACTACCCCACATTATCGCCGGTCCATCCACTCTATGAAGTTTGCCTCTACAGTACCATTTTTTTGTTCCATTTGTTGAGACATATGCAGGTCCATCATCGCGATGGTAGATTTGTTTGTAGAAGTCATCATGGCTCATAGCATACCACGTCATGGCATCATCCTTGCCATCGGTGAATTTCCATAGGTCGTCATCGACTAGGGTTGTTGATTTTACCATTTGAATAACATAACATACATCATTTATTTGTCAACCCTAAATATTGTATGACTAAAGCATTTGTGATAGGTAACGGAACATCTCGGGCAGGATTTGACTTAGGTCTCCTACGAGATAAAGGAATCATATACGGTTGTAATCGATTGTATCAAGACACTCATGTGGATGTATTGGTATCGGTCGATCCGGGGATGTCCTATGAGATACAGGACTCAGGGTATTCAAAAGATCACAAACATTACTGTAGATATCCTCGACATGATGAAGAAACTGGTGCACTTGATATTCCACCAGAGATTTACGGATGGTCGAGTGGTCCCGCCGCAGTATGGATGGCGGCACAACAGACAGATATCACGGATGTGTATTTGCTTGGGTTTGACTTCGTTGGGTTATCCTCTCATCCCAGTATGACAAAGAAGGCGAACAACATGTATGCTGGTACTGAGTTCTATATCACGGAAGATCACCCAGAGACATATTTTGGCAATTGGGTTCAACATGTTGGTGAAGTTCACGATATGATGGCGAAAATGAACAAGAATTTGTACATTGTGGGCCGAATGACGAACTTTAAGACGGATAGGATGCCTAATTTGATCGATGTTGATTATGAGAAGTTCCGAGATCAGCTAAATACTTGATAAGGAACTAACACATGGCCGAAACGAAAAGTTATTCAACTTCTTACACTATTTCATCTATCAACGGGACAGATTTCATGTCTTTCACCGATGGTTCTGGTGTTGTGATCAATGCGGATTTGGATGTTATCGGCACGATCACCAAGATAACCAGTACTGACACTGAAATCGCAGATAACACGATTCTTTTGAACTCGGGCGAATCCGGTGCAGGGGTAACATTGACCACCTCTGGTGTTATCATTGATCGTGGTTCGTCAACTGACGTATCTCTACGTTGGGATGATTCAATCGATGATTGGCAGCTAACCCGTGACGGTTCAACATATGAATACATCTTGACATCCGCTACATCGTCTGCAGGTATGACGGAGTTGTTGGATGATTTGACTCCTACATTGGGTGGCGAACTAAAGCTCAACGCAAAAACGGTCTCCAACAAAAATGATGCTGGAACATATCTAACATCCGATTTGGTTATTGATACCGGAACGGTTGGCGAGCTACGAATTGAGAATGGTGTATTGAAGATTGATGAAGTCAGTGATCCGTCCAGTGAAGTTGGATATTCTAAATTGTACGCCAAGGCCGCAGGGGCAGGGGAATCAGGATTATATTTTTCAAACAACTCCCACGCAGATGAGTTGATAAGTAGAAGTAAAGCAATCGTTCTCGGAATGATTTTATAAGGAACAGAAATGGCAATTACAAACACAGCGGTCCTAGCCACCGACACGACAATTTACACATCAACAAATGATACCGCAGTATCGGTAATCTATTTTTGCAATACATCAGGCGCAACCCGCACATTAGACGTACATGCGATTCCTAGTGGCGGTAGTGTTGCGGCAAGTACTCAAATTTATGATCAAATTAGCATCGCACAGAATGACACATTCATTATGGAAACCGAAAGACTTATATTGGCTGATAGTGATTTCATTAGTGCAATTAGTGACTCGACCGGTGTCACAGCCACAGTGAGTGCGGTGGCAATCTAATGGGCAGACATGCAAAGAACACATATTTGAATGGCAATCGAGTGATCGACGGTGTTACCGCATCACGTCCGACTGATCCAGTTGATGGTATGATATATTGGAATACTACTACTGGTGAACTGGAAATATTTGATACCACTTGGGTATCGATTGGTATTTCTGGCACAGCAACCATTGTGCATGACACTTTTGTCGGAGATGGTTCGACCGCAGCATACACGATGTCTCAGTCAGTGACCTCGGATGAAGAAATTCGGGTATTCATCATGATAGATAATGTGATGCAAAATCCAGTGTCTGCATATACCGTTTCGGGCACAGCATTGACCTTTACATCTCCCCCACCAAGCCTCTCAGATATTTCTGTTCGACACGGATTCGATACTGTATAAAGCATAAATACCTGTACATACGGCGGCACACCGACCTTAGAATTGTGGTGTACAGGAGAAACACATGGCTATTGGTCGCATTTCAGGACCAATGCTTAAGTCAAACCTAACACGATTAGGTACGGATTTAGCATTTGAAACAGATTTACTTTATTTAGACGTAGCTAATTCTCGTATTGGCATCAACAAAGCCATCCCCACTGTGCCATTGGATGTTGTTGGTGTTGTTAATTTCAATGCAGGCGCAACCCACATCGGTTTACAGCTAACTGGTACCGATACTTTCCAAGACATTTATCTTGTCAATTCAGGCGGTGCAGTTAGATTACGTTCTAATAATGATAATTTTTTAATAGCTCCCAACGGCACTAACACTGCGATTACTGTAAACGGCACTGATCAATCATCTACCTTCTCTGGTGACATCACTAACGGAAGCCTTCGTATTGCGGGTAACCAAATCCTCACGGACACCACCAACGAAAACATTGTTCTAGCACCAGCGGGTACTGGATATGTTATTGGTGTCACCCCTCCAGCATCCGATAACACCACGAAACTCGCAACAACAGCATATGTTCAAACCGAACTTGGTGGCATTACCGTAAACCAAATTGTTCAATTAGACACTAGCATTACCGCAACAGATACGGGTTCTGATGGTACACTAACATTTGACACAGACGGCACAACTGCGCTAACCATTACTGGTGGTGCATCGCCTGTACATACAGTTGTCGGTGTTATTGCAGCACCCGATGGCTCATTTTCAAGTCCACCATTCACAAACACAGGCAACACCAATACAGGAATCTACTTTCCGGCAACTGATGCTGTTGGAATCACCGCAGGTAATAGTGAAGGTTTGCGCGTTGGTGGTAATGGTAAGGTATATATCAAAGAGTCATCCAACGCCAGTATGACTACTGGTTTGACTATTAACCAAGGTACCGCAAGTGATGAAATTCTTGCCTTGAAATCTAGTTCGGATATCACTCACGGAATGACTACGCTAGCAGAAACTGATACGTATTTTTCCATTAGAAAGCTATCTGATACAGTCGGCGGTACACAAATACGATCATTCAGTGATACTACTGGTATCTCCGCGTTTGAAATTGCTGCATATGATGGCGGCACTCCAGACACTACCGACACCTCTGCCTCTTATGGTATTATTTCATTATCCGGCAGCAAGGCAAACGGAACAGGTAATCAGGTTGCAGCCGCTACTGAAAACATTATGTCCATTGATGACGGTTCTAGTACCCGCTGGCTAATCAAAGGCAATGGTGACATTCATCAGATTGCAGGTGATTATACGCTTGATTCTGGCACAGTAACAGCAACCACATTCTCCGGAGCACTATCGGGCAACGCAACAACCGCAACGTCGGCAGCAGGTTGGACGACCGGTAGAACGATCACATTGACAGGTGATGCTACTGGTGTCTCCGCAGCATGGGATGGAACTGGCAACATATCATTCGCTACTGTTGTGGGCAATGACACCCACACGCATGATGCAAACAACCTTACTGGAACAATTCTGAATTCTGGAGTTGTTACCTCAAGTCTGACCACCGTTGGTGTATTGGGGTCAGGTTCAATCTCATCCGGCTTTGGAAACATTGATAACGGATCGTCTACCTTGTCTACCGGTGCAGCGACCTTCACGGGTGAACTTACTATGTCGGTCACTGATGCTATATCAGCAGCAGGTACCACACAGGGTGCAGCCACGGCCTTGACAACCACATTCAACCGTGTGACCACAGTTGTGTCAGCATCCGCCGAGGCTGTTGTACTACCAACCGCAGTCGCAGGAAGAGTGATCTATATTTTGAATGCAGACGCAGTGGACACGTTGAAAATTTTCCCAGCTACCAGTGATGATATTAACGATGGTGCTGCGAATGCTTCTACTGATTTGGGCCCTGGCGCAAGAATTATGTTTGTTGCAGTGGACGCAACATCTTGGTATGGGTTCTACGGCGTATATGCTTGATCATAACGACTCAATCGTTTTGATTTTCTCTTTGAATTCATCAAAGTTAAACGTGGAGTAAACGCCCGGATGTAATGGCTTCGGGTAAGCATCTATCAATGTCCAACAGTAGCCCTTGTGCTCGTTGTTCAATAACGGAATGAACTCTCTATCAACCGGACATACGTACGTGTGAAATTCGAACAATCGATCTTCTGATGTAAACTTTTCTATGGGTACAAATTTGGATATGATCGGAACGAAGCCAATCTCTTCTTTGGATTCACGAACTAACGCAGCAATCTCGGACTCATGTTGTTCCATCTTGCCGCCAACTAATCCCCATGTGTTGGTGTACTTGGTGTCATCTCTCATCAAGAAAAGATATCGTCTGGTCTCAGTGCTGAAATATAAACACCCTACCGCTTTAACTAGTTTACGCTTTGCCATATGATATCATACTATCCTTGTATTTTTGATAGGATCGTTCCAAAATTTGTCTGTGTTTATCCTGATCCAAAATCCCTTGGAAATATAAGATCATTCTGTTCTGATCCTGATCAGCACCATGTATGCCATCAGACGCCCTCATGACGAACGTGTTCGTCTCTGGTGGGGTTACTCCATATGTCTTGACCCCTGCCCCATCAACAACGAAAAACTTCCCTACGGTACCGGATATCAACATACGATATCCACACGGCTCATTGGATTGGGTATGATCATATAGTGACTGATTTATTTCAGGTGTCGTGAAGTCAATATGCGCCTTTGTCATTAACTCTGGCTTGGTTCTATGAAATTTCACATTTACGTATTCGGTGAACGGCAAATGCATATCAAAAAAATCTATCACATCTTGCCATTCATCGTGCATAAAATCAGCAAACCCGACCGTGCTGTAATTTTTAGTCGGTTCCGTCAACCTCATTACGTCCCAAAATCCGAATTCAAATTCAGGGACAAAGGTATCCGCTAACTCATTCAGGCGAGTATTAATCGGAATGTCGATGGGCAAAAATAAAGTGTTTTCAAACATACTACAGTATAACACACATCAATGCTATAATACAACACTCCAATGACCACCGGAGTATTCTCCCTCATAGGATTTGATCCACTGATTGGTTGACCATTTGTATTGAATGCCAGATGTGGTGTTCGTTACGTACTGTACCGTTGTACCGTTCGCACTAGCATCAAAATCAACAGTCCATTCGGTGCCATCGTATGCAATGATATCATTTGCCGATGCAATCAATTCTTCACCACCAGTACCTTTCCAAGCATCCGCACCATCTGTGTTAGAAGCATCTCCGATATCTTCCAATATCAAATATCTCTGTCCAGACGTAGCTGCGGCCAATCCACCAGCAGTTCCCGGCCCAACTTGGGTAGGATTGACAATACTCAATACTGCTGTTTGGGTGTTGGTGGGAATAGTATCTGTGTCCACTGTGAACAACAATACGGTCTTATCAGTAGGATGATATGCAACTGTTCCAACAACTTCAGTGAAAACCTCAATCTCATTGGGGTCTTGGTTGAATTTCAATTGAGTAATACCACCTGTGAGTTCGCCATATTGATTGATGAAAGCATCCCAATTCATTGCAGTGTTTGCATAATTGATAGAAGGGGAGCCAATCTCGTCATTCTGGATATCAAGAGTTTCTTGAACTCTCAGTAATTTGACTTGGTTGCCCAATAATAGCACACCAGCATCAAGTGGTGAAATCGTTTGACGATTGCCCAACAAGATATCATCAGTAAGAATTCCCTGTGGAATTTGGCCGTCTTCGTCATACATACTTGCAATGATCTTGTAGATCACACCAAGCTTCTTGACCTTCGCTGGCATACTGATCCAAATAGGTGTCTTGAAAGATAACGTAGCGACATCAATTTGATCATCACCGCCCATTGGCACTGAACGAGATGTCCATTGAACATTCTGAAGTTCAAGAATACTCAATGAGGTCCAATCCAGATAGTTATCGGTAGATTGAAGTTCGAGACTTGGGTTAAACAAACACAAAATTTGTTCAAGGAGTTGTAACTTTTGATCGGTATTGCTGGTCCAGATATCCACCTTCACCATCAAATTGTATGGCGCTGGCATAAATCGATCCACTGTGAAAGCGTTACCTTGTGTGGTCTCATATGACTCGGTGGTCGTGTTATACTTACGTTCACGTAGGTGTTTAGAATCAACGAACGTTGGGTCTTGCCGCCACTCGGGATTGTAATCCAACGAGTCAACATAGCAACTGATCATGGGAACGGTCTGTGTACCGGACTCACTGTTCTGGCGTAAGATGACAGAAGCTTGTCTTGACGCATCTCCATATCGCGCAGGGACGCGCATCAAGGCAGCATTGCCATCTCGTTCAATGCCGGTTTGAACTTGGAAGTTCGAGAACAAGCGAATGATCTGCAGCAAATATCGCTTGATTTGTTCGTCGTAGAAATGTTGCTGGAGCATGTTATTTGTCCATCCATACACGTTTGCCGTCTATCTTTTTCCAAGTCTTTCCCTTGTACTTCTGACCAACAGCCCTACAATGATCTGCCATCTTTTGTTTGAACTCTTCATTTTCGTACATTTTCTTAGAAACCTCTGATCGCATCTGTTTATATTCTTCTGTAGATCGTGTTCTCTTGGATCGTTTGCCCTACGTATTTCTTATGGTTGATTGTGTTTGTTATAATATATATGTACATCATGTATTTATGCCAATAAAGTAAAAGTGCGTTTGTAAAGCCATGATTATCCTAGGTCTGGTTCAAAGGTTTGCGTGATGAATAGTTTGGCATCCCAAATCTTGATATCTGAATCTCTTGGGGTTAAGTAAATAGTTCCACCATTGGTGATGAATGTTCCGAGTGTGAAAATGGGAATGCTCCATGAAAATTGATTGTCTAAGTTCGCACCCTTAACAAAGATTTTGTGTTCCGCAAACACAACACCAAGCGCACCGCCGATATCAATTTCTAAATCGATGTGTGCTTGTAAACCAGCATCATATGAAGCCGTGATCTGCAAACGTATATCATAACAATTTCCAGACGTGGCGGGTGTGATTTTATTAGTTGATGTATTCCAAATTGAACCTGATAATGGTGCGTATGTAGTATTTGTACCACTTGCAAGACCATCGATGGTTAATTGTGTTCTTGCGTCTTCTACTATCGCTAATTTGTTAGAGACAATATTAATAGACTCTGCATGATTTGTCCAACCGCCCACTCTTGTATTTGGAGTGCCTGTATTATCTTTGAAAGTCCAACCAGTCGAACTCTCATCAATTCCGCCAGCATCCAATGGCGTCCCTGCCGCAGCAAAAGTACAATTCGAAAATTGTCCAGATGTGGCAGGATTAATAGCACTATCAATATCAATTCCGGTTTGACCGGCAGCAGTAAGAAATTGTGTACCATCCACATTGAAAATATTTGGAGTAGTACCGGATGCCATTGTCATCATAGTTGGCGTTCCAGTGAGACTAAAGAACCCACATGATCTAAACAGTATAGCAGTCCATGCTCCACTAATGGTTACACCAGCCGCACCACCCGACCATCGTGTGTTGGTGAATACCGCAGCAATACCATTAGTAATGGAATCTACGCCAGCGGAATTAAGTGTAATATCATCGAATCTGTAAAATTTACCAGCCGCACCAAGATTGAAACATGGACCACCCGTGTTTGTCAAACTACAGTGCATAATCGTTAGGGTCTCATCACTGGTGATCATCGCGGCAACGTTGTTTGTTGTTAGTGATATAACCTCTGAACTTCTTCCAAAAATTCCAATAGCGCCAGCCGAAGCGTCTATTCGGTTCACACCAATATCAATTGCACCATTTATCATGTAAGTTTTCCCAGTAACTAGCGTGATAACACCAGAAACTGGTGTTGGGAAATCAGCCAACGCATTAATCTCTACAACTGCGGCAGGGTCTTTAACAGACACAACTAAATCTCTCATGTCTTGTGCAGTGATGGCACCGTTTGATTGACCGTCTTGAAATAATGTTGTTAATAATTCTGTTGTTGTTCTTACTGTATCTACCATTTGTTATCCTTAATCAAATTCTGCGGCAAACGCTGCAGCGAACGCGCCTTCTATGTCTGGTGTAGCAACGATATCAGCTTTCGCCGATAACAAATCACTTAAGTTCTGGTTAACATTCACAGTCGTTACACCATCTTGTGCCGTGAATGTTCCTGAGTTGTTAATGAACGATCCTCTGATATTTAGGGATGTTCCCGGTGAGTAATCAGTATTCACCGCATCTTCGATCTTGACCCACTTAGCGCCATCCCAGCGGAACAATCTATTAGGTAGATAGTCCAGCCTCAATACATAGTCACCTATGCTCGGGGATGTTGGGAAGGTAATGCTCGGCAACACCGAGAAACCATTGGGAGCTTCGCCGTCGCCGTACAACAATGTATTGGTGAAGTTCGCATTAGCTGATTCTTCAGGACCAAGCATCTCTCCACTGTCGTCATCAACAGGAACAACATAGAATTGATCAATGTCGTACCCAGACTCAGGGGTTTCGGCTTCAGCTTGTTGGAGAATGGCGTCGTTGATCGCGATTTCGTCTTGATATGAACTCAACAGGTCTTTAAGGGTCGAGCCACCTTCGCTGAATGTTGTGTTCGTGAAGATATCTCGGTATTCTTGTGAATCCACAATAGGAGTACATTTGACGCGCCATAAATGAGGCCACCACGAAGGCCCGAAGCCTTCGGAAGCATTGCTTGCGTCTTCGATCTTGTAATACCGCTTCAGTGCCGCCGGAATCCCCTCATGACCTAAACTGTAATAGTCTTTCAGGTGTTGAAGTTCCAACACATCACCATTCATGAGCTTTCTGCCCAGTTGTGCGACCATATCGTTGATATGGAATGTGATAAACAGAGTATCCCCTGCTAATGTCAAACCAAACTGAGATAAATCGAAGTCAATGTCGGAAACGTTGTACACACCACGTATATCGTACACCGATTGGTCATATTTGCGATCACGGTTCTCTAAAAACAACAAATCTTGAATGTTTTGCTCACTAACTGTTGCATATGATGGCTCAGTCGCGTCTTCAGTGGCACCTTGATCAAAAGTACCAAGATATAGATGCACATTTATTCCGGTTCCGCCAATAGTATACATCTCAGATGCACGTTGATCCTGAAACTGATAATCGGTATTGTGCTGACCATTTTGCCACAAACTTATCTTTGGAATCGTACTTCTCCTTGCTTATATACTATTTATGAACACACGCAGTAGAACAGTACACACCTTTGCTATCCCGCACTTTATACTCAAACTTGGAACTACATGTTTTGCATGTGGATGTTTTCCAGTGTTTGTTAGCGTCCGGATTTTCTGGATTCTTCCGGCATTTATCGCCATGCCACCGTTTGAATATAGGAGATGGTATCTCATTTTTGCAATATACACAGGATACCTTTATATTGTTTGGATTATTTGGACCAGACATTCGTCGTGCTGCACCCGGTTTGGGTTTACCTTTGTGGGCATCGCTGAGTTTTTTACATTCTTCGGGGGATTTAACTCTACCGGCATGAGACCGTGACATCTTGGCTTTGGTTTCCGGAGTGTGTTTTGTGCCCCATCTCGGGTTCTTATCGCCTATCATCCTTTCTCGTTTTGAATTACTATATCCGATTTTCAACTGCGCATACAGGTGTGAACTCACCTTATATCGCTTGTGTTTATCAGATACCATCCACAACATGCATCCAAAAGCATTCCACATTTGCCACTTATGCTTGGTAGCGGATACCATTTTGGTCAACAACCAATGACAAATGAAGTGTTCTCTTGTAGTAAGTACGACTAAATTATTTCCACGCTCACCACCCATACATTTAGGCATGATGTGATGTATTTCTGTTCCGGCAGTTTTACGAGGCAAATTTCTTGCTTGTGCGGAATCGATGATGTTATAATACCAAGTAGTGTATTTGTTGCTCTTAAACATATGTGATCCTAAATTGATGTGAAATTATGGTGGCTTCTTCTTGTGAATAGCCTTGGTTAATCCAGTATTGAATTCGTGATTTTATAAATATGATCATTGCTGATGTCCCTCCAGACGTTAGAGTAAGCGGATGTTTCCAGCATCGCGGCTTACATTGTATTTATCACTTACTACGTATTTATTGAAAAAACTCTTGACAATTATGTAGATCGTGCGTAACCTTGTATAAGTAATTGCTATATAGGATAAAAAAGGCGCAAGATGGCAAAAGAGACAAAACTCCCGAAAGCAACCCTGCTGAAACACATTGGGAGTGAACCCATATGGGACGGAGTAGAGAAATGGGATGAGAAGCGAATACTCACGATCAAATCGTTGGGGCTGAACCACTATAACTATTTTTATGAGGCGAAAGACCTCAGACCGAAGATTTTTGAATGGATGAAGTTCGCCGAATATTCTGACGAAGATATGCGCTGTGTAAAAGCAATGCCCGATGTCAAACTATCAATCACCATGGGATCAATATCGTCTATGTTGCTCAAAGGATTGCCAGATGAATATAGTGATTGGTTACGAGCACGACTGGACGAGTTGATCGTCGCAGGAAAAACTGTATCGAAACCCGCCAAAAAAGCAGAACTAGATAACAAAGCCCCGAGACCAAGCATCCAAGATCATATGAGAGAGCAATTGGGCGAGATCATTGGACAGTTCGAGGAATGGGTTGATACCATCGACAACAAAGATTTTAAACAACCAAAAGTGTTTGATTGGATGAAGAAAGAGAATGTGGCTCAAGTCCACGTCAAGAAAATACGAGATTATTACACTCCATTGTTGACAGAGATAGAAACCGCCAGCACGAAAGACGCACCCGATGACCTCAAAGAAGCATATAGATCGTTCAAACGGGCAGACTTCAAGCGCCATAAGACTTTCTTTGCCGAACTGTTCAACGACTTGGCGTCCTACGAATCTGCTAAGAAGGCAACCCGCAAAACCAGTAAAGCAAAGGCCCCATCTAAAAGCAAACTGGTGGCAAAGCTGAATTATCAACCAGATGACACCAAATACAAAGTCGCCAGCATCAACCCAACTGAAATCATAGGAGTGCAACAATTGTGGGTGTTCAATACAAAAACTCGTAAGGTCGGAGTATACAACGCCAATGAAAACGATGGTGGTCTTGGGGTAAAAGGATCAACGATCACGGGGTATAATGAAAAGACGAGTGTAACAAAAACCATTCGTAAACCAGAGAAGTACTTGCCAGACCTCATGAAAGGTGGTAAGATCAAGCTACGGACAATTCTATCGAACGTAAAGGCGACCGAAATCAAACTGACTGGCCGCATCAACAAGGACACTGTACTCTTACGAGTGATCAAATGAAATCAGCATTATGGAAGTGGCCCTCGCCAGCCGGTACCAAGATAGGCCAATTGACCGTACTTATGGCGTCAGATAGAACAGGAAAATCGTTATTCAACATGGCACAAAAACCAACAATCACAATGCCCGTATTGGGAGATGAGTATATCATTTCGATATCGTACCCACCATTTTGGTCACGGGAGTTGAAAGGCCCACTGATACAGAAAGTCTGTAAATTTGTCAAGGATATGACGGATGGTAATTTGAAGGTGCGGATGTATGAAAATGCAACAGAAATCACTATACCGCACGACGAAAATTTCGCCTGTTGGTTCAAGATTAAGTTTGCTGAGTTTTTTTAGGACGTGACGTAGCGCCACCTGCGGTGGTCTCAATGTCCATTCTCTTCTTTTTTCTACGAGCCGCACGGAAACCCTTGTTCAAATCGGTATCAGTGGTACCCAAAAGACTGATAGTATTCTCGTTCGGCTGGTTAGTGAGTTCATTAAGTAATTCGGCTATCTTCATGCTGTATTTAGCTAAATACAGGACAACGAGGAATTCCAATGGCTGCAGTAGACGACTTAAAAGAAGAGATCACAGAATACATCAGATTACGTCTTGGTGGTGATATGGTTCAGGTCGAGCTTGATCCGGCACATTACACCATGGCAATTAAACAGGCATTCAGAAAATATCGCACATCATCTGAGCGTGGTGTAGAAGAATCTTATGCATTCTTGACATTGGAAGAAGGCGTTAACAATTATACATTGGATTCCAACATCACTGAAGTTCGCCAAGTGCTAAGACGTACGGTCGGTGGTATGGGGTCAACATCCGGTTCCGATTTCGAACCATTCCATTCTGGATTCCTGTCATACTACATTCTCCGTGCTGGTCGATCCGGCGGAATGCTTTCATACGAACTATGGAGCGCATATCAGGAACAATCAATGAAGATGTTCGGTGGGTATCTGAACTTTCATTGGGATACTTCAACCAAAAAGCTTCAACTTATTCGTGATGTTAGAGCAGATGGTGAAGAAGTGTTGCTATGGATTTACAACAACAAGCCAGATGAACATCTATTGAATGATCAATACGCTTATCTTTGGTTACAGGATTACGCATTAGCTGTAGCTAAAGTATCATTGGGTGAAGCCCGAAGTAAATTCGCTACATATGTAGGACCGCAGGGCGGAACAACCCTGAATGGTGATTCGTTGATCGCAGCCGGTACCCAAGAGATGATTGATCTTGAAGCGAAACTTCAGAATTATGACGACGGTGGAATGCCAATGTGGTGGGTCATCGGATAAAACTTGACACTAATCTGTGAGATTTGATATAATTATGAATGTCAAAATTACAAGATATCATAGATGATCCCAAAAATCAACTACTAGAATACTGCAATCATTATGTTCTGATTGAAAAAGACATCGGCATGGGCAGTACCATGAAAAGTGCATACGCACTCGATGGCGGATATATCGGAGATCAAGAAGAAGCCGAGAAATGGATAGTAGAACGAGGCGTCATTCCTGAGTTAGCATCCCCAACTCATAACACATGTAGCATAGGATTTTGTGAAGCAGAACAATCATGGCACTGCTGGTCACATCGCGCCCGATATCATTTCGGAATTGGCGACAGCACCAAGAAGGGTGACTGCAGTTATTATCCAGCCAACAAAGAAGACTTCATTGAAGATGTCCTAACCTTTTGGGGTGACAACGAGTATCACGAAAAACATTGGGCCGAGGAAGGCACCGATACTATTAATATTTACGGCGAAACTTTCACCACATCCGATAATGAAATGGAAGCAGACATTCCTGATGTTATCGACACCAAAGTAGTCAAAGGTGTATGGATCAACTCATTGTACAACGATAAGGTTCCTAATGAGAAGTTAAGAGGAACCATCAATCGACGGTTCTGCGAGTTCCCTACAACATACGGCAGGGGTGAGTGGACTGTTACAACATTAACCGAGGCACGTCAAATGGCGTGTGATTTTGCGAACGGCGTATCATGATCTAGATTTGCAGTTATCAAAATGAAATCTAGTCATGTTTCCACCTCTCCCCACTAATGAACAATGTGGGCATATTCGAGTGGTATGAGTATATCCTTTTGGAATAGGGGAGGTTTTTGCCCTTGCATTGCGCATTTTTTCAATAGTTTGATCTGTGTGTTTCTTTCCATAAAATGGGTTGCGAGTTCCTTTGGTAGCAATGCTGATTTTTTGTTTGGTGGAATCAGTAGGCACGTATAATTTACTACTTTTTCTCATCCGCTCAATGGACGCGGGTGTATGGTGTTTACCATAGAACGGATTACCGTCGCCAGAATATAGCAAGGAACGCTCTTTTCGTTTTATAGGATCGGCCCAGAATAGTGTCATATTATCAGAAATTTGCTGCTTGACCAAAGCGTACACAGTGCTTGTTACCTTATATGATCTTCCCCCTTTCTTTGGCTTACCCAACATGAAACTTAGTGCGTGGTACATCTTTCGAGAATCATTGCCTTTCGTCATTTTAGGGAGAAGCAAATGGCAGATGAAATGCTCCCTATATGTCAACACTGATGTATTTGATGTCAGATCGACCCCGCCCAATGATTTAGGTATTATATGGTGTATCTCCGTTCCGTTCGATTTACGAGGCAAGTTTCTTGACATTGCTCGATCAATGATGTTATTATATACTTGTGTGTATTTGTTACGTAAAAAATCCATACTATTATTTATCAGGAGAAAATAAATCTTAATCGGAATATCAGGACTAATAGGATCAGGCAAAGGCACCGTTGGTGACAATCTGGTCAGGGATCATAAATTCACAGCAATATCGTTTGCGGCATCACTTAAGGATGCATGCTCGGCGATGTTCCATTGGGACAGGGATATGCTCGAAGGGGCCACTCCGGAATCACGAGCAGCACGAGATGTGATAGATCAATGGTGGGCCATTAAATTGGGCATTCCTGATTTCACCCCAAGAATGGCATTGCAACAGTTTGGCACAGAGGTTATGCGGAATAGTTTCCATGATGATATGTGGATTCTGTCATTACAAAGGAAACTTGAGTTAGCTGAACCAAGTGCCAACATCGTCGTAACAGATGTCAGATTTCCGAATGAGATCGCCATGATCAAAGAACTCGGCGGCACATGTATTCGCGTGAAACGCGGTGAAAACCCCGATTGGTGGGACTTGGCAGTAAGCTCTAATAAAGTTGGTATGTTCGAAGCAATCGAGGATTTAGGAATCCATGAAAGTGAATACCGCTGGATTGGGCAAGAGTTTGATCATGAGATAACCAATGATGGGTCTTTCATTGATCTACAAATCAAGGTCAATGATCTGGTATCAAATTGCGTTTAGCTGCCAATGCAACAATATTGTTTCCTTCCCCGCCCCCATGCACTTTGGAATGATATGATGTTTCTCGATATATCCCTTGGGCGCAAGTCTCATTTGTGCTGATTTTGTTATGTTATAATACCACTTGGTATATTTGTTATCTAAATACATTGCTGATGTCTCCCCAGACGTTAGAGTAGGTAGAATACGTGTTCGTGACCTACATTGTATTTATGTTATCCGGAACCAAATCGCCTTGTGACCACTTAACTTTACCGATAACTAACTCATATTCACAGTTCAAACAAACTGTTTTGAGGTTGTTCCAAGCATAATTCGTTTGATCTAAATCGATATGATGGATCACTAATTGAGCTTCGAACTTCGGATGGAAGCCGCATTTCTCACAGTGCGGCTTTTTTCTGTAATTTGCAACCACGGAAGGTTTCGGGTATTTTTTCTTCTTATCTTTTCTGATACAAGTAGCACATTTCTTCTTATAGTATACCTTTTCATTGCCATCCATATCTGTTCGGTAATAATTTATCGACACTGGATCAATGCCACACTCGGGGCATAACCCACGTTCTCTTTCATTGATTGGGGGATACTTGGTCATTCGCTTTGAGGTTTCTCTCGCAAACCATTCTTTTAAAGATTGATATATGCGATTGTTTACCTTGAATGGTCTCTGATCAGCGTTGCTGAGATTGGACATGAAAAATGCCGCGCTCATCAGCTTAGAAACATGTATCGGGTCATCGACCATTCTTGGCAGTAACAGATGGCATATATAATGTTCTCTGCCCTCAAGCACCACCAAATTCCCACTAGAATTATCACCGCCCATGCATCGGGGTATGACATGATGAACTTCGGTATAACATACCGGCATATGTCTGTTTTTTGCTCGGTGTATAATTGCATTGTATGTCTTGGTGTATTTGTTATTCTTAAACACTGATATCGTCCTTCATACCTTTATTTAGGCAAAGCACAAATAAAGGACTCGTCGTATCAGCCCTGTTTTCCTCGCTTTCGCTAAATACAGTAACAAATATGTTTATAGTGAGGAAACAAAAACATGGCAACATTAGTATCACCCGGTATCGACGTTACAGTATCAGATGAAAGCATCTATGCACCAGCGTCAACAGGCACCGTACCCTATGTTCTTATTGCAACTGGTCAAGATAAATCAGATGCCGCAGGAACCGGTACTGCAGCAGGAACAACTGCAGCAACAGCAAATGACATCTACCTGATCTCATCTCGTCGCGAATTAACAGCGACATTCGGAGCACCTACCTTCTATCAGAGCACATCTGGAACTGGTCTTCATGGTTATGAATTGAACGAATACGGACTAATGGCAGCATACAGCTTGCTGGGTATTAGTAACCGTTGCTATGTACAGCGTGTTGATATTGATCTTTCCGAACTTACCGGTGCATCACGTCCTACTGGAAATCCTGTAAACGGAACAGTATGGATTGACGCATCCACTACCTCTTGGGGCATCACTCAGTTCAGTGCTGCAACACAAGCATTCGGTACAGTTACTCCTATCGTGATCGAAGATACTGCCGATTTGACAGGTGGTGTTCCATTGGCATCAATCGGTGATATCGGCGACTATGCAGTTGTTGCTACAAATACAAGCAATCCGACATATTACAAGAACCGTAGTAATGCATGGGTACTGACCGGTGACACCACATGGGAAGTTTCATGGCCAGCAGCTTCATCCACCGCTTCTCCAACATTTGCGGGCAATGAAACTATTGTTATTAACACAATTACAACAACATTGAGTTCTGACACAACAGCCAGCTTGGCATCATCCCGTATTAATACGGCAATGACAGGCACAGGCATCACCACAGCAGTGGTTGATAACGTACTAGAATTCTACGTTGAAAGCACAGCAACATCCGATGGTTCTACTGTCGATGGAAAAATGGTAATCGCAGACGGCGGTGTAACTGGTTTCCTAGCAGCCGCAGGAATTACCGCAGGTACATACGCTGGTCCACTAGTACAGCAATCCCCTCACTACACTGTACCAGAATGGAAATCAGGCGACACAGTTCCGCGTCCAACAGGTTCCGTATGGGTTAAAACAACCAAAGCATCTTCAGGCGGTGCCGGTAACGGTGCTCACGTTGATCTGTCAGTATACAACTCAACAACTGATTTGTTTGTTGACACAACAGCATTGCTTTATGAAAACGATCAGACAGCTAACAAGAACTTGGATAGTTCTGGTGGTGGTCAAAATCTTTCAACATCAACATACTACATGCAGTATGATGTAACCGAAGATGAGACAGTAACCTACAAACTGTTCAAGCGTTATGCATCAGGTGATACTATTGTGGTTGGTAACACAACTACTCCAGCCCCAACCACTTCAGACACGTTTACCATCTCTGCATCAGCAGCAGGTTCTGTAGCAATGTCAACACCTGTAACAGTTACAATGAGCGGCACCACTGGCGCTACCTTCGTAACAGACATTCTGGCAGCAAATGTTACTGGTGTAACAGCAGCAGTTGAAACTACAGGCGCAGTAAGCATCACCCACACAGGCGGTGGTGTAATTGTTCTGAAAGAAACACTGAATACACCTCTAGCCGATGTTGGTCTTGTAGCAGCAATCACAACTGGCCAAGTTCGTGCCGGTAACGCAAGTGATATTATCCTGAGTAACTGGGTTCCAGCGACGTATACAACATCTGTAGCACAGCCTACAACCGACCCATCTGCCGACACATATTGGTTCCACGATGACGTTGATGACGTTGATATTATGATCCATGACGGTTCAGTATGGAGAGGTTACCAGAATGTATCAAACGATGCACGTGGTTACGATCTTTCAACAACTGATCCAGCAGGACCACAAGTTGCAGCAGCAGCACCAACAACACAGTCAGATGAAACTGCATTGGTATACGGTGATCTATGGGTAGATACTTCTGACCTAGAAAACTATCCAATCCTAAATCGCTGGCAAGCAGTTTCTGGTGAAGATAAGTGGGTAGTCGTAGACAACACCGATCAAGGTTCAGAAAACGGTATCCTATTCGCTGATGCTCGTTTCATGGGTGACACCACAACTGATGTCAACACTGGAACACTTACATCAATCGTTGATTTGCTAACTTCTGATATTGTTGATCTGGATGAGCCAGACCCAGCAATCTATCCACGTGGTATGCTTCTATGGAACACACGTCGTTCCGGCTACACCGTGAAGAAATTCAAAAGCGATTACTTCAACCGCACAGATTTCCCAATCGCTGATTACCCAACTCTCCCAACAGAGACAAACGCATGGGTAACAGTAAGTGGAAACAAACTTGACGGCTCCCCTTACATGGGTCGTAAAGCTCAACGCGCCGTTGTTGTTGCCGCATTTAAAGCAGGTATCGATGCAAGCACTGATAACCGCGAAGAGACTCGTGAGTTCAACATTATTTCTTCACCTGGATATCCTGAACTTATTCCGAACATGATCCAATTGAACACGGATCGTCGTGAAACAGCATTCGTTGTTGGTGATACACCAATGCGTTTGGGTTCCACTTCAACGGAAATCCAAGCTTGGGCAACAAACGCAACTGCAGGAACAGGCGAAGATGGTCTCGCAAATTCAAGTTCATACATGGGTCTATGGTATTGCCACGGTCTCACAAACGACTTGAGCGGAAACACAATTGTTGTTCCATCATCCCACATGGTTCTTCGTGGTTTGGTACGAAATGATGATGTAGCGTTCCCTTGGTTCGCACCAGCAGGACCACGCCGTGGTCTAGTTGATAACGCATCAGCAATTGGTTACTTGGATGCAGCATCTGGTGAATTCCAGCTTACCGACATCCGTGAATCAGTTCGTGACACATTGTACACCAACGATATCAACCCGATTACTAACATTCCGGGAATTGGTGTTATGTTGTACGGTAACTTGACAGTGCAGTCATTCGCTTCGGCGCTTGATCGCATCAACGTTGCCCGTCTGGTAGCTCACATTCGTCGTCAGCTTGATAAGCTTGCAAAACCATTCATCTTCGAGCCGAACGATAAGCTAACTCGTGATGAAATCAAGCAGGTTGTTGAGCAAGAAATGAACGATCTTGTAGCAAAACGCGGATTGTACGATTACTTGGTAGTGTGTGATGAGTCAAACAACACATCAGCACGTATCGACCGTAACGAACTTTACGTAGATATAGCCATCGAGCCAGTAAAAACAGTCGAATTCATTTATATTCCACTTCGAATTTTGAATACTGGTGAAATAGCCGGAGGATAACGCGAAGTATTCGGCAATATAACGAAAGTAAAAGGGGCAATTTTTATTGCCCCTTTTTCCATATGTACTTCAAGTTTCCACAATCCCATATTCTATTCCACCCCTGTAGTTGCCTATTCTCCCACTCGGTTATATTTTGATTGTCCTCTTTTGTTTTACGTAACCCAAATCTATGATAACGAGTAAGATCATTTGCTGTTATGTACCAGTACGATGGCGGCGTATCTTTTTGTTTAATGAATCCCAATTTGTCATAAAATGCATCATCGTTGCTCCATCGTTTATCTGCGTATGATATGATTTCGATAGGGTCGATGTTGGTTACGAAATGCTTGAAAAGCTTACTCGCCCCACCAATGACTGCGGTATTAAGTTTGCTACATAGTCGATTGATTTCCCATTTATCTACCTTTCTTGAGATATTAGATTTGGAAAAAGTCATCACTGATAATAATTCTCCATCGTGAAAGAGACCGTATCGCACATTGCTTCGGCCTGATCCTTGAATGTGATTATCGTTTAAGAACTTATTTGCGGTACTAGAATCGATTTCTTCGATCAAACATTTTCTTGCATACACTTTGTCATCAGTCGTTCCTATGTGGTTCGTGATCCGACTCTTAACGATATCAGAATTGTTGATCCATTCATCTTCAAACAACGTAATTAAATGAATGCCTTTTGCCGCCGCCAAAGTTCTTTTCATTAAGTGATACGTGTTATCTTTTCCAGCAACTTCGCTGTGCCAGTATAATCCACAGTATTCAATGCCCAGATTGTATTCCGGAAGAAAAATATCTATCTCATACGGCTTGATAATACTACGGGATGTCTGAACAACAGTGATGTCTTTGTCCCGTAACCAGTCAGCCAATTCTGCTTCGCCTTTGCTGATTCGGATCGCCGGTTTAGGATAACATATGTCACATAGATGGGTCTTCAATTTAACCCCTCTAGTATATTGCTTAGTGATGTGAAATTTGTGACCACATGTATTGCATTTTAATTTAAACAGTGCTTCATCTACTGAATTTAATAACATCAGGTTTTGAGAACATAACGTTTCCATAATTCTATCGTTGGCTTTTTCGCTTTTGAGTTTAGCAGTAGCGCCCGATGATGCCTTAATCTTTTCTATTGATTCCTCGGTATGACTACTGCCCCTAAAGAACGCCAAATCATATCCACGTTCTTTTTTAGTTTCGATAGCCTTCATCGCTGATTCATGTGTGATGGTCTGGTCAGCCCGCTTTTCTTTGATTTTTTGCTTAGTTTCATCACTGCGTTTACTGCCTAAGTTTGGATGGTTGCCATTCTTTTTCCATTCGGCGTTCCGCGCAAGTGCTTTGGTGCTCAGTTTATCCTTTTGCTCTTGCTTCATAGCAGTATTTTTATTCCAAGCAATCTTACCCACGCTGCTTCCACTCATCTGTTGCTTGGATGCATCTGAATGACTCCTTCCGAACATTCCATTGTTATCCCCAGAGGATTGCAACCGCTTCAATTCCCTATATTCTTCACTAACCACCTCACCATATTGTTCTTTGTACTCAGTGGTGGTCAGATCATGCGTTCGTAGATGTTTCCATCCTATTGTGTTCTTGAATTCTCTGTTACAGATTTTACATTCTATCATATTAATCCCTCACAGTATAATACCATACTTTGATATCGCTATTCAACCACTTAAAACTATTTATGCATGTGGAATAAGTTACAAAGTTTTCTGATAAATATTAGTAACGATAATCAGGAGATTACACATGTCAGTAGCATCATTGACCAAATTTACAGTACCACTAGCAAGTGATCAAAGCGCATCCGCACAAGGCTTGTTCATGCCGAAGCTACAATACCGCTTCCGTGCATCATTTGAGAACTTCGGCGTAAGTACCCCACGTAGTGAATTGACCAAACAGGTCATGGATATTACTCGCCCAAGCGCAAGCTTTGAAGAAATCACACTTGATGTATATAACTCAAAAGTTAACCTTCTTGGTAAGCACACATGGGAGCCAACTGTAGTAAACCTACGTGATGACGCTCAAGGCGAAGTTGCTAAACTTGTCGGTGAACAGATGCAGAAGCAATTCGATTTCATGGAGCAGAGTTCTGCAGCATCGGGCATCGATTACAAATTCATCACACGCTACGAAGTTCTTGATGGCGGCAACGGTGTCAATGAGCCAACAGTTCTCGAAACATGGGAAATGTATGGTTGCATGGTAACAAACGTTAACTACAACACAATGAGCTTTGCGACTTCTGAACCTGCTACAATCAGCATGACAATTAAGTTTGACAACGCTATTCAGACCCCAGTAGGAACAGGCATCGGTACAGCAGTAACACGTACAGTCGGAACCACAGTCACTGGTTAATAAGGAAAACCGATGACCATAATGGATTCATTCTTAACCGGATTAGGCTCAACTAATGACCAAATCCGTGATTTCAAACATGCCTCGAAGTTATTCGTTGACTCGAATTATCGTCTTGCGCCTAAGAATAAGTTTCTGTTCTATGTGGTTATCGGATTCAATCCAGCAGCAGTTCCAAACGCTAAATTCACGTTTCCAGAACAAACTGAAATTGGACAACTTGTAAAGAATGTAGACCTTCCAAAATTCAAAAATCAACTGGAAATTAAAAATCAATACAACAGAACACGACTGATCCAAACCAAAATGGAATACGAACCAATCAATATCACATTCCATGATGACAGTGCAAATCTATTGAGGGATTTTTGGTTCGATTATTTCAGTTACTATAGCTCAGATTCTGACCACAAAGATGTATCATATCTAGAAAATAACGTATACAAGCCCCGCATCATTGACAGATATGGTTTGACTAAAGGCCCCGTTGCGCCATACCTATCTTGGATTAAAGTGTATAGCTTGCATCAAAAACGGGTAACTGAGTATACTCTTATGAACCCAATGATCGACAGTTATCAATTCGCAAATCATGATGTGACCGGTTCATCAGAAACGATGGAAACCTCTATGTCAGTGTCGTTCGAGGCAGTGAAAATGGGTTCATCGAATCAGACAGTAAAGCGTCTCCCAGGATTTGATAACGCTCACTACGACAGCGCACCAAGCCCACTGACCCCCGGCGGCGGATCAACAGATAGTCTACTTGGCCCCGGTGGCCTTTTATCGACCGCCACATCTATCGGAAATGATCTATTCGGTGAGAACCCAAATATTGCTGGAGCTATATTCAAAGGTATCGGTGCGGCAGGAAATCTTCGTGGCAAAAACATCAAATCTATTTTGAAAAACTCAGCAGTAGATGTTATCAAAAATGCCGCCAGAGATAATGCGGGTGCGGGAATCGCATTCCCACAAGCATCTACTATAATCCCAGCAGCCGGTGCACAAAATACAATAGGTACCAGTATCGTATCAACGATTCCGAGAATCGGTTCGACAATCGCTGGGCTATCACTCTCTTCGGCAGCTTCGCGTGTGGTCAGTAATAACAGTAGTGTCCAAATAACACAACCCGCTGCCCCAAGACCGATAGATAGTACTGAGCAACCTTAAGGATACATGATGAGCACACAACAGACAACCAATTTACCGATTGTACCTCCATCCACTTCGACCAATACCACTAAAACTCTCAGATTATTTAATGGGTACTTCGACACCAAAGTGACAGTGGATATCAATGTGTATGATGTCGTACATGGCTTCTTCGTGCGTAAGATCAAATCTCAAGAAGCAGCAGACGCATTGACCGCAGCCGTTATTACAACGTCATTCGATAACAAACTTGACCCATTACAAGTCATTAAAGATTTGGATTCAGTTGATGATCTGGAGCTAGATGCAACACTGGCATTGTACATGAATGAAACCCGACGTAACACAAGTCTACTTGGTGTAAAACAAACCCAGCCTGTAATTGAGATTGTAGCGAGAAGCATCTTAGCATAATGGCAGTCCGGGGTAAGACATTACACGGGCAATATCAAGTTCGAAATCCACAGAAATACAAAGGGGTTGGTATGCCCACATATCGATCCGGCTGGGAAAGCCAGTTCATGCAGTTCTGTGATAACAACTCAAGCATACTTTCATGGGCATCTGAATCCGTGAAGATACCATATCGAAACCCACTAACAGGAAAGCAAACCGTGTATATTCCGGACTTCCTGATATCATACGTAGATAAGAATGGCACCGTGCATGGCGAATTGATCGAGATCAAGCCAGCCAAAGAAACATTCAAAGAATCCGTCCGATCACAAATGGACGCTGAACGTTATGCAGTGAACCAAGAAAAGTGGAAAGCAGCATCCGCGTGGAGCAAACGCATGGGCGTGAAGTTCCGCATCCTCACAGAACACGATCTATTCGCTGGAACAAAACCCAAAAACCGTCGTCGTAAGTAATAAGTACATTCAGGAGTACCATATGACGAAACAACTTAGTGATCTTTTCAATCTAGATGAGCCAGAAGACACAGATGACGATAAAGAAGAAGAGAAATCCACCTCAGAGCCTACGGACTCGAAAGCACTCGAAACTACCATGCAAACGATTGACAAAATAGACAAAGCACTGCCGATGGTTAAAAATCTGGAAGCTCACGAGAATGAGATGGACGAGTTGGGCGATTTAGCCAAAACAGCGTTCACTGACATCATGGATTTGGCATACAACGTCGATCCTTCCAGAGCAGGCCGTATGATGGAAGTCGCAGGCCAGATGCTAGGTCATGCAATCACTGCAAAGAGTGCCAAAATGGACAAAAAACTCAAAATGCTCGACTTACAGTTGAGGAAAGCCAAAATGGACTCCGGAATGAGATCAAGTGGTATCGATGAGGACGCTATTGATGGTGAAGGCGTGATATTGGACAGAAATACCCTGATGCAACAGGTTATGGACCAGATCAAATTGGACGCCGAAGATAAATAACATAACAAGGATTTACAATGAAACAATTCGCTACATATTTGACAGAAGGTAAGAAAGACTACGGTTTCCGTATCAAGCTTGCTATAGAGCCAACTGATGGCGTAATGGATAAGCTAGAGCATGTCCTTTCACGTTATGAACTAATCAGTATCTCACACCCAAAGAAATCCCCAATTCAGAAACACCCAGCAGACTTCCAAACACTGAAGAACGCTGAAGTTTGGACAATTGATGCAGTGGTAAACTATCCTGCGACTCCAGATATGATTTGGAACAACATGGAAGCATTCGGTGGCATTCCGCGCAGTATGTCTGTTGTAATGAACGCAGATAACTACGATGAAATCGCTCGTGAAGAAGCACCAGAAGGTGAACAGGTTTATGTTCCACTAGTTGGTTCTGAAATGGAAACCACTACACAAGACCCAACATTCGGCGATGAGTACAACAAGAAAATGCTCGGCGATATCGAAACACGTGAGTATGAGCTTGCAGTACCAAATGGTGATAAGGCGAAATTCTCGTCAGATGCCCCAGAAGGCAAACAAAGTGTTGTAGGCACACATGTTCCTGATCCATCCCGGTGGCCTTGGAATGCACAGAAAGCCCCAAATAGGAAGAAATAATCATGGAAATGAAAAACGTATTAGAAGCTTTGAAAGCTATCGAAGATCAGAATGAAGCCATTCTTGGAGCTTTGGATAACACCGAACGCATGAACATGACTGTCGAGAACAACACCAAAGAAGACATGCTGAAGTCAAAAGGTAGCTGTGATCACGATTGTGATTGTGACGGCGATTGTAATGAGGCATGTGAATGTGTTACGAATGAAAGCAAAGAGCTTGATGAAGAGCAAGTTGATGAGTTCGATGCCAAGAAAGCTGAAAAGAATGCCGAAAAGCAAAATAAACAAGGCAAGGAAAATCCGTTCGGTCTCAAAAGCGAAAAAGACAAGGACAAGGTTGAAGAATCACGCGATGATAGACCTGACTGTGATGAATGCGACGGCACCGGCAACAACAAAAAAGGATATTCGGACGACGGCGGTAAATACTGCCCAGCATGTGATGGTGACGGCAAAGTAAACGAAGATGTTGCCGACGAAGATCGCGCTGCAGTATTGAATGACATGCTACACCTAGCTGGTTTGAAATCAATTAAAGAATCGGCAGAAGAGTCAGGCACCTATGTATATTCAGGTCTTGGTGCAGGTACATATCACTCCGCAACAGGCAAACAGATATGGTGCTCACCACAAGAAGCAAATGCAATGGCTAGAGAAGACGGCGTTAAATTCCGTTATATCGATAAACTGAAGAAAAATGGCACTGTGGCAGTCAAGGATAGTAAAATGAATGAATCAGACGACATCGCAGATGCAGATCGCGCAGCTATGTTGGGCGACATGTTGAAGCTAGCTGGCCTAAAGCCACAGATCGATGAAGAGTACGCAAATGAGCCAGACCCAACGTATGGCGACACTGATCTACAAGTCAATGGAATGTCAGGTGGACTGAATGGTGCCAAGAAACAATGGCGTCGTGAGTTCCCCGGTGATAACCCTAAAGCTGTACAAGACATCAAAGAAAACTTGACTGGTCTTTGGGTCAAAATGAAAGACGACTAAGCCCCGCGAAAGACACCCCCACGAAAGCCCCAGAAATATTCTGGGGTTTTTTCGTGGTTTTATTGTGCAAGTAGGTTTTATTGGTATAAATAGACATATAGGAGAATACAAATGAAACCGTTTACATATCTAATAGGCTGGTCAAAGATGAACAAATTTTACTACGGGGTTAGATATGCCGCCGGATGCCATCCCGACGAGTTGTGGACCGTTTATTTCACTTCCTCTGGCCTAGTTAAAGAATTGAGATCAGAACATGGCGAACCGGATATCGTAACTATACGAAAAACATTTGATACTGTGAGGGAAGCCCGCGATTGGGAAGAACGGGTTCTTAAGCGAATGAAAGTTGTTATCCGTGAAGACTTCATAAATCAAAATGACAGAATGGCACCACCCATTAGGTATGGCAAACGTGATGCTAGTGTTGGTGTAAAAATCAGTGCAGCACTCAAGGGTAAACCCAAATCAAAACAGCATAGAGCAAATCTTTCAAAAGCTATATCCAAATATTTCGATACTCACGATGGACATAATTTAGGCAAGTCCATGTCAGAAGAAGCAAAGCAGAAACTGCGAGAAAAAAACACAGGCAAAAAAGCCAACAGCAACACAAAGCAAAAAATGTCAGCAAACCACAAAAGCAAACAGTCGGGATTTGTATTCGTTCAATCAGAAGAGGCGAAACAAAAAATACGGAATGCAAGAGCAACACAAATAATTACTGACGAACATAAACTGAACATAAGTATTGCTAATAAAGGCAAACCAAAAGCAAAAATAACATGTCCCTATTGTTTTAAAGAGGGTGGGATTGGCGCAATGAAGCGTTGGCATTTTGATAACTGTAAGGAAAATATGTAATGCGTGTAGGGATGATAGGCGTAGGAAAATTGGGACAACCATGCGCAGAAGTCATGGCGGAATATCATGATGTACAGGGATATGACCTCAGTCCTCGCACACCTAGCAACTTTGAAATGGTACAAACTGTTGAAGAAGTTGTACAACATAAAGATTTGATATTCATCGCAGTGGAAACCCCGCATGATCCCATGTATGGTGGATCAGAACCAACATCCCATCTCCCGAACAAAGACTTCGATTACAGTGTGGTGAAATCTGTACTACAAGAAGTCGATAAATATGCCAACAAAAATCAACTAGTTGTATTGATCAGCACAACCCTCCCAGGCACCGTCCGCAGAGAGTTTATACCATTGGTGAACAACTTCCGCTTCATCTACAATCCATATCTGATTGCCATGGGAACAGTAAAAGAAGATATGGTTGATCCTGAGATGGTAATCATCGGCACTGAAGATGGCTCTACAACTGGCGATGCTAAAATGTTGATTGAGTTCTACAACACCATGATGCTAAAACATCCTCGATATGAAGTGGGTACTTGGGATGAAGCCGAGTCCATCAAGATTTTCTATAATTGTTATTCCGAAGATACCGAAGTGTTGACGAATACCGGATGGAAGCTTTTTCCTGAAATATCCTTGATTGATCAAGTTTTTAGTTTAGCTCCAGATACAATTATACCAGAATGGTTGTCTCCTACGAGTATAGTAGGAAGACCTCATCAGGGTGAAATGATACACTTTCATAGCTCCAAAGATGATGTATTAGTCACCCGTGATCATAATATGTTCATAGGAACTCAAATTTCGCACCCAGAAAAGGGATATGATTACAACTGGCGCATAATGTCGGCTAACGATGCAATCAAACGGAATCAGTTCTCGTTTATTCGACACACTGAATGGCATAATGATTCTCCAACAGAGATCGATCTGGGTTTTGTTAAATTACCGACATCGTTATATGTGGAACTGATGGCTTGGTTTTTGTCAGAAGGCTGTGTTTCTAATGGTAGAATCATAATATCACAAGATCAAGAAAAAAACACGAGCAAATACAACCAAATACGAAGGGTTATGACAGAACTCAAAACACACTTTAACACTACGAATATAGTATGTGAAGGTGCGACCGGAGTAAGTTTCTTACAAAGAGAACTAGGTAAGTACCTATCTATGTTTGGTAAAAGTTTCGATAAGTACGTTCCTACTCATATCAAAAATATGGGAAAGGATCATATACGGTTGTTTTTGGATATCTATAATTTAGCAGATGGGAGCAGTCTCCCTACCAAGAGATTTGATGGAACAAAAGAAGATGATAGGCGGTACAAATATTATGCAACATCTTCTGATCAAATGGCCGCAGATTTAGGAGAACTCATTGTAAAAATAGGGCATTTCCCCTCATACAGAACGACTAGAACAGAATTGAGCAACAAAGATTGTCATTTGGTATATGAATTGGTAACCAACATATCCAACTTTCAACGATCTGGAAAAGCTGGCCTGAAATATACTGAGTTATATAACTATGATGGATATGTATATTGCGTAATGTTGCCCAAAAATCATGTGTTTTTGACAAGACGCAATGGTAAATGCACATGGCAAGGAAACACCTTCATCAGTGCCAAAATCGGTATTGTGAACATGATCCAAGATGTTGCCGAGAAGTCAGGCAATATCAATGTGGACGTGGTTACAAATGCATTAGCGAAATCGACACACCGCATCATGGGACCGAAATACATGTTTGCTGGAATGGGAGATGGTGGGCCATGTCACCCGCGTGACAACATTGCGTTACGTTACATGGCAGAGGAACTTGATCTTGGGTATGATTTGTTTGATGCTATTATGAGTGCACGGGAAGTTCAAGCAGAGAATCTAGCCAAAAAACTAGCATCTTTCGACCGTCCCGTGGTCATCCTAGGAAAAGCATACAAACCTGCTGTGCCGTACACCACAGGCTCTTACAGCATGCTTGTGCATCACTATCTCCTTGAGTATTCAAATGGCTGGACTATTATGTACGTAGACCCAAACACCGGAGACACGCCGGATTGGACACCAGACAATGCAGTGTATTTGATCTCGTACTATGAAGATTGGGTTGAGGATTACGACATCCCATCAGGATCAATCGTAGTCGATCCGTGGAGAAAGTACCACAGCGATGACGAATCAATCACTGTGGTACATTATGGAAACACCCGATTCACCAAATGATGTGGTCGCGTACCTTTTTGACCACACCACGCTTGGCTTTTGAGTTTTGAATATCGCCGATATGCTTAATAGTGCCCATATCTCTGCGAGAAATAAACCCACCGAATCTTGACCGCATAACATAGGGTGCATCAATTGGCCTATTTGCTTCCAGTTCGATATTGACTTTTGATTTAGGAGTCGATGGCCGATGCGGCTTATCCACTCCGATAATTTTACCAAAAGCACTGCTTTGTGTAGTCATTTCATTTTCCTCTCAATCTAGGCTAGGTAGTGATCTAGGTACTCGTGCCAAATCTCTTGCTTGATCTGGATCGGATTGATCTTGATCTTGTTAACCATTTCCCAATAGTCAGGCCGGTGTGGCGCATTCAATGGCTTGATGAAGCGATCACCTTTCTTCTGGTTACATGGAAAACATGCAGACACAACGTTAGTCCAAACGGTCTTGCCGCCTTTAGCTTTAGGGGTAACGTGATCTACCGTTAGTTCGCCGGAAGGAAACGTGTTACCGCAATACTGACAAGTGTACAGATCACGCAACCACATGTTGCGCTTGCTGAAACGTACAGCCTTCTCAAAATTAAAGTACTGCTTTGTTACCACTACAGAAGGCACACGCCATTCATCATGGGCAGAGTGAACCACCCAATCATCATAATAATGCACAACGCTAACGTTGTCTGTGTAAACAAGCTTCACGCTGTCCGTCCATGGAATGACAGAAAGCGGAACCAAGGTCAATGGTGCCATACTCGCATTAAGCACGAGAGTATCACTCATAATACTATCCTTACATAATATACTACTATAACTATAACATATTTAGCCATGAAGTCAAGAGATTTTC